TCCGATGTATTCTGATTGGAGAGACAACTTCTTAAAACCAACATTAACAAATGCTTACGAAAGTCTCAGAAACGACAGATACTTACTTTGGAATATTGCCGACATTAAATTAAGTGGAGATAGGTATCATCCATTAGAACAAGATTCGATTGATATCATAGAATCACTTGGTGGTAAGTATCAAGGTAAGTTAAAGATGTTGATGGCATCGATGATTGGTGTTGACCAAAGTAATGTTAAAAATAGTGTTTCGGTTGATGGTCAGATTATGAAATACGAACCAATATTTATATTTCATAAACCATGACAGATATATAATGCAAAAAAAATACTTGACAATAATATAGTTTTATTGTTAAATTAGTTATATGAAAAACGAGGTTATAATGAATCCTAAAATATTAACGGATATAGAAAATTATCTTAAAAATTATCGAATAGAAATTAGTGAAGACATTGAGGGTGAAGGTCGTGGTGGTAGTCTAAAAGATGAGGGTACTGTAAAGGCGGCTTTAAGAGAAGACAAAAAGTTAAGACCACACATTCTTGATGTTCCACCAAGAGGTTTTGGTGACATGGTTGTTTTAGATTATGACATGAAAACTAAATATGTTGTAAATATAAAAACAAGTATTGGTAGTACAGATAATTGTTTTTCTAAAATTGGATTTGTTTATTCATTAACAAATTTAGAGCCAGAAGATTTACCCAAATCAATGAATTTTCTAAAAATGAATGAGTTAATTGAAAACAATAAAGCAGATATTCCCACCAAAGATTATTACTTTTTGTGTGTAGATAAAAACGACTCAAGTAATGTAATGGTTAGAGGGGCAAAACAAATTAATTCTTGGACAGTTAATATAAACCCATCAAATATTCTTCAAATAAATTGGAAAAAAGAGAAATCATTACCTCCAATTAAAAGAAGTTACAAAGAGGCTTATAATGTTTTAATGGGTGGGGTTAAAAAATCTGTTAATGGATATCTTAATAACATACCATCTGATTGGATAGGGAATAGTGGAAGTTTCAGTAAATTTATATAACGATGATTGTTTCAATGTTTTAAAAACATTACCAGATGAATCTGTTGATTTGGTTTTAACCGATCCTCCATATGGTACAACCGCTATACAATGGGATAAAGTTTTAGATTTTAATAAGATGTGGGATGAGTTAGATAGAGTTGTAAAATCAAAATCAAATATAATATTATTCGCATCACAACCATTTACTTCATTGTTGGTTACATCTAAATTAGATTGGTTTAGATATGAATTAGTTTGGAATAAAAATAAATGTGGAAGTCCTGGTCTTGCTAAGAAACGACCACAAAAGGTTCATGAAAATATTTTATTATTTTCAAAAGAGTCAGGTGGTTTATATAATCCAATAATGGAAGAAGGAGATCCATATAAAAGATTTAATGCTGATGGATATGGTAGTGGTAAAAATACACATGGGTATGGTTTTGGAAAAAATAAATCTACTGGTAGTTCAAATAGTGGAACAAGGTATCCAAAAAGTATATTACATGGTTCAAGAAACTTTTCAGCACAACAAACTGTACATCCTACACAAAAACCAACAAATGTTTTAAATTGGTTAATTATGACATATAGTAATCAAAACGATGTAGTATTAGATTTTACTATGGGTAGTGGTTCTACTGGCGTATCGTCTAAATTAACTGGTAGAAGTTTTGTGGGAATTGAAAAAGACAAAGATTATTTTGAGATTGCTAAGAAAAGAATTGATTCTATTAATATAGATACTTTTGAACCATTAGTTACAATAAAAGATTTTCAATTAACCACACAGATAGATAAGAGTATGAAAACAACACCTGATAAAAAATACGAGGAATTATCATGAAAGAATTAACACCTGAACAAATAGAAAATAATTGGCACGACTTAATTGATTTAATCAATACCACCTTTGAAGGTGAAAGATTAGATAAGTTAATTAAAATGTATGAGTACTTTGAAGAACGAATGTGTCTTGCACCAGCAAGTGGTAAAGAACACTTCCATAACGCTCATCCGGGTGGTTATGTGGAACATGTATTACATATTGTAGAGTTGTCAAAACAGATTGCTGGGTTGTGGAAACAAAATGGTGCGACAATTAACTTCACTATGGAAGAATTGGTGTTTGCAGCACTTCATCATGACTTAGGAAAGGTAGGAGATTTGTCAGAGGACTATTATGTACATAATGATTCTGATTGGCATAGAAAGAATCAAGGATTGATGTATAAACATAATGGTAAGTTACATTTCATGACCGTAACTGATAGAGGTTTGTTTTTACTACAACACTTTGGTATTCCTATGACAGAAAATGAGTATCTTGGATTGAAATTAACGGATGGTTTGTATGAAGAAGCTAATAAAGGTTATTACATAAGTTATTCTAAAGACCGACAACTTAAAACAAACATACCTTATATATTACATCAGGCAGATATGATGGCGAGTAAGATTGAACATGATGAGTGGGTGAGAGGTGACCACGACATCAAAGTAGAGAAAGAAGAAGAGGTAAAAAAGAAATCAGAACAATCAAAAGCTGCGAATCAAGCTTTTAAAGATTTATTTGGAGAATAAAAATGAAATTTAATTTAAATGAATATGTACGAGGTGATGCTTTCGATTACCTTTCTGATATATCAGATAATTCTGTAGATTTGGTATTTACATCGTGTCCAGATTTATCTCAGACAGACTTTGATAAATCTAAGGATGGAATAAATTCTTATCAAGACTTTCAAAAAAGAGCCGTTGAACATTTTTCTCGTGTTGTTAAACCTAAAGGATTTGTGGTAATATGTCAAACTGATAGAAGGGTAAATGGCTCTGTATTATCAAATCATATGTGGTATGCGAATTGTTTAGAAGAATGTGATATGGTTCTTAAAGACTACAAGATAGTTGTTCGTAATCAAGTAGGTAAAAAAGATATGTATTATTTTACATTTCAACATATGTTAATTTATACCTATGAAGGAACTATAAAACGAGGTGGTGATTGGTTAAGGGATATATATGTAGATAAACAAGAAAAAATAGGTAATCAATCAGTTTGGTCACAAGATTTTTGTAAATTTGTTATTGATAATTTGACTAAAGAAAATGATGTTGTTATAGATCCATTTGCTGGGGTAGGACCAGTTCTTATAGCCGCCAGAACATTAAACAGAAGATGGTGGGGGGCTGAAATAGCTGATGAGTTTTTCAATGAGGATTTACAGATAAAAGATGACACTAAAACATTTTGGCCGTAGGATATAATATGGAAATTAATAACCTTACACCCGTTGAAGAACACGATGGTTTATTATATAAAAGAGATGATTTATTTTTACCTTTTGGTGAATACGGCACAAGTGGTGGAAAGGTAAGACAGGCTATTTCTTTGATTGGTGAAAATATAAACAATATCAAAGACAATTACAAAGGAACGATAGTTACTCACACTCAAGTCCATTCAACCACAGGTACTATTCTTACGAGAGTTGCTAAACATTTTGGTATAAAATGTATTATTTGTGTAGGTGGTACAAACCCAAAGAGTTTGAAAAATCATCATATGATGATGTTAGCCGAACATTGGGGTGGTGAAATCAGAAATATGTGTGGTCATGGTATGCACGCTCCAGTTATGAATAGACTACGAAAATTGGCAGAAGAAGAAAATTATTTCAATGCTGTTTTTAGTGATAATATAAGTTTTTATCCAGAGAGTGTTTTGGATACTACTGCAAATCAAGTTAAAAATATACCTGATAAATTAGAAAACATGGTAATTTCAGTAGGAAGTGGAATTCAAATGGCTGGTATCTTACGAGGTGTTGTAAAGTATAAAAAACAAATAAAAAATATCTATGGAGTATGTATAGGTCCAGATAGACGAAAGAAAATTGATTATTATGTTAATCCTTTTGAATATTTTCCATTACCAAAATATAAAATGATTACATTGGACACTCAATATGGAAAAGGTGCAACTGAATTTTTTAATGGTGGTCAGATGGACGAACTCTATGAGGCAAAAGCTCATAGATGGATGAAGGATAATATTAATTTAGACAAAAAAACTTTATTTTGGATAGTAGGAAGAAGATTAACAAAACAAGAAGTGAAAGATAATATTATATGTACTTAGATTATTTCGACAAGTTTAAGAACCAAGAACCATATCTTCACATAGATGAAAAAGAATGGACTTACATCAAAGATACATTTGAAAAAGAAGATGTGAAAGAATCTCTGGCTACTGTGGCGATGACCTACCCAATGCCAACAATGGAGATGACCGAAGAAGATTGTCGTAAGGACTTCAATAAGTTAAAAGGAACTTGGGTTTATGATATTCTGAAAGAAGGAGAATGGTTTGCTCGGTCTGAAGATGGTTATGAATGGCCTTTGGATTATAAGGGTTCACAATGGTACTTTGCTAGAAATAACATAGGTAATAAATCATCTAATTATTTTCAACAAGAAAACAGATGGTCAGTAGAGTCAAGTTCCTATCCAGGTCCTAAAAGGACTTGGGAAACATTTGACTTTATGAAGAGTTTGATGGGTGCTGCTTATTCATTGAAATTAACCAAGATAGATAGGTCAATATTGAGAACTATGATTGGACTTCGTAAGTACATCTGTAGTCAGTTCAAACCAAATGTAGCAAAAGCTATGTACGACTTATTCAAGGTCAAAAATGTTATGGACTTCTCGATGGGATGGGGAGATAGGTTAGCTGGATTCTTTGCTAGTCAGAATACCGAGTTGTATGTCGGTGTCGATCCTCGTAAAGAGAATCATCCGATTTACAGAGAACAGGCAGATTACTACGATGGACTACTAACCATGTTCGAGTCAGAAAAACAAGTTAGATTTATTTGTGAGGCAGCTGAGGACTTCTACTTTGATGGTTATGAAGATACATTTGATATCATATTTACATCACCACCTTATTTTAATATAGAGAGATACGGTGAAGATGATAATCAAAGTTGGGTTAGATACAAAGACATAGATAGCTGGAACTATCAGTTTTTACAGAAATCTCTTGACAATATGTTACCGACATTAAAATCAGGTGGTAAGTTATGTGTTAATATATCTGATGTAAATGCGAAAACCAAAGGTGGTGCACAATACTTAAAGATATGTGATCCGATGAATGATTTTCTTGATGAATATAGAGATATGGAATACACAGGTTGTATTGGAATGGAAATGGCTAAACGACCAAATAGTGGTGGAGCTGGAACTGCAAAAGATAATACTCAGTTCAAAGAGAAAACCCTAGAGATG